CAATATTTATCACGAGGTTTTTCTCATGCTTACTCAAAAACAAGAAAATTTCTGCCTTAATTATTTTGAATACGGTAATGCTAGTGAAGCAGCTTTGATAGCCGGTTATTCAGCAAGGTCTATTAGGAATATTGCCTCGGTAAATCTAACAAAAGCTAACGTCCAGGCACGCATTCAGGAATTAAGGGATAAAGCAGCCAGCGAGAAGATAGCCGACTTCAGAGAACGTCAGGAGATACTAACTGAGATAGCCAGGGGCAACTTAATAGACTACCAGGAGTCGGGTGCAGACGGAGGGTATCTTTCTATAGGCAAGGAATCACCGAACACAAGGGCTATTAGTGAGATAACTTCCCGGACTGAGTACGATAAAGAGGGGGCGGGGGCTGCTCTGGTTACTAAAGTTAAGCTCCATTCTCCTACTCAAGCCATAGACCTATTAAACAAGATGGATAAGATATACACCGAAGGGGCTGCGATAGTTAATAACAATATCAATATAGACAAGGCGGTTATAAATGCAGGGGAACGCCTCGAAAATGCAATTACTATGCTCTCTGCCAGAATCAGAGAAGACGAAGTTCCAGAACAATCTGAGTGATGAAGAGAAACTCGCTCTACTTTATGACTGGGAGAAATGGGCTAGAGTCAACCAGTTACCACCGGTAGGAGATTGGTTCATATGGCTTCTTCTGTCGGGTAGGGGTTTCGGGAAGACGAGAGCGTTGTCTGAAGTTGTCAGGCAGTGGGCTAGTGAAGGTTATACACCGATAGCTCTGGTAGGGCAGACAAAAGCCGATGTTAGAGATACAATAGTAGAGCTTGGTGATTCATCTATATTAAAGATATCCCCCCCCTGGTTTATGCCGGAGTATGAGCCTTCCAAGAGGCGTTTAACGTGGCCTAACGGTGTCCAGGCTGTTATCTACTCAGGTGATGAGCCAGACCAACTCAGGGGTCCTCAACATGCAAAAGCAGCAGTTGATGAGCTTGCGAAGTTCCTATATCCTCAACAGACATGGGATAACCTTTTGTTGGGACTTAGGACTGGAAAAAGCCCTCAATGTGTTGTGGCTACTACACCGCGACCTATAAAAATAATCAAAGAACTGATGCAAGATTCAATCCGGGGTGACAAAAGGGTTACGGTAACACGGGGACATACGTTAGATAATAAGTTCAATCTAGCTCCCCAATTCCTAAGTCATATCATTCAGAAGTACGAAGGTACGCGTTTAGGTCGGCAGGAGCTAGCCGGTGAGATACTCTCTTCATTGAAAGGATTAGTTTATGATGCCTTCGACTCGGAGGCTTGTATAATCCCAAGATTTGCTTTACCTCAAGAATGGCCGAGGTATTTCGGTCAGGACTTCGGGCGAGTTAATACAGCTGCCCTCTGGTACGCAATGGAGCCGGGAACTGGATTTCTCTACTGCTATAGGGAATATTTGCAGAAGGCGAGTCTAACCGAGCACGTTAAATCCTTTCAAGAGTCAAGCAAAAATGAGACCTTCAGGCGAAAGGTCGGTGGAAATCTTCAAGAAGAGAACGTAAGAGAGGCTTATTCACTGGCTGGTTGGCATCTTACCGAACCGCGTCATTCTAACGATGTAAAAGCCAGAATAGTAATGGTGAACTCTCTACATGCCCATAACAAAGTATATTACTTCAGTGACTTAGCCGGCGTACTGGATGAGAAGATGTCATTTGCCTACGAAGTAGATAAAGAAGACATGATGCAGGAGAAGATACACAATGAGTCCTCATTCCACTATATGTCGGCGGAGGGTTACATACTCAGTGAGATAAGTCCGGTAGAATCCATCGACTCACAGGATAAGAAGCGTGTAAAGAGTTTCCAACCATATTCACCAGGAGGATAAAATGACGAAGATAGGCAAAACAAAGCTAAGGATGTCAAGTGGCGAGGTGAAGACGTTCAAATCGGAAAAGGCCAGGGATGATTTTGAGAAGCTTGCACAGGCTGTAAAGCATGGATTTAAGCCCACACGGAGGAAATAATGCCATTAGACTATGATGTTACCGAGCAAAAGAAGAAAGTAGATGATATAGAGAAGTACCTGGACCCTCTTATAGAGCGCTTCGATGAGGATTATCTGAAGCGGTATCTGCTTGAAGAGTTCAAAATAACAAATGATAAAGGGGCATTCGATAGTGTAACCTCGAACCTATCGAGAGCGGAGGCTGATAAACTCATATCATCTCTAGCCACTGCCGAGGTATCAGTATCTCTATCTCAATTAGGGGCTAATGCTCCACGCAGGGAGAAATTGCAGGAAACTGAGGACTGCGCTAACGGGTTTATCCGCATGGCGAAGCAGGCTTATACTGGTAGTTCTTGTGAAACGGACCTGCATAGTCTCAAGAGCTTCTACCAGGTCGTAAGGGGATGGACGGCTGACCGACTACTTCTTTATGAAGATGATGATGGAAACACTATTTGCGACTGGGCTGTTTGGGATATTAGAAACACGCGATGGATTGACGGTAAGAAGAATCCAATCTATGTCTGCTATATCTCGTATGAAACAAAAGAAGGGATTGAATTAAGATACCCTGGCTGTAACGCTAAACCGAACTCTCAAGGATTTATCAAGGTCTATAATGTCTTTGATTGTTCTTCCCCGGGGGAAGAAGCGGAAGAGGGTGTCTTTATCGATAAAGATTGGGTAGAAGAGCCGGATGGGATAGGCTTAGATTATATTCCTGTAAGAATAAAGCCCGGTAACTTCTCACCCTTAATAAACGGGGAAATAACCAATAGTATCAAGTATGTAGGTGAAAGCTGTTTTGCTACAAACAGGGGCGTTTACGACTTGCAAAGCGAACTTCTTACCTACGGTAAGACGAGGGCGGGGATTGAGTCCAGAAATACATTAAAGCAGATTTACGATAGCAAGCAAGACCCCGTACCACCGGAGAAGATGAACATGCCTATCAAGAAAGGGGAGAATATTCCGTTAGACGCAGGGAAAGGCCAAGACATAGAGCCTCTCGAGCTCGTAGGGAATGGTGATAATATTGATAAGATGACAGTATTAACGCAGCGTTTACTCTCTATAGGCGGTGTAGGCGAGCTAGTCTTAGGTCTAGCTCCATATCCTGAGACGGCGCAGGGAACGGAAATCATTGCCCACATGACCATGAGCAAGTTAAAGCCCTTCCAACTGGCATTGGAGCGTGACTATGAGTGGGTAGCCTCGGAAATCGTGAGTCAATATAAGGGTGGTGAATATTCTCCGGTAGAGTTCGAGGCATCGGGTTCAAAACGATATAAGGTTAAAGCCAAGCCGGACAATATGATAACTGACCTTCCCTTTTCTTGCCGGCTTATACCCGACATATTGAGAGATAAAAATATGTTAATGGGTATATTTGCCCAGGGTGTGCAATCAGGTGCATGGTCACGGAGGACTGGGAGAGATGAATGCCAATTGGTGAAAGACCCCGACCATGAGGAAGAGCTTATATCTATGGAAATGCTTGAAGGTGATGAAAGGTTAGCCAAACTTAGTGCGGCCATAGCCTTGATAAAGGATGCCGGGACGGATAATTCAGCAAAAGCGACTTTAAGCAGAATAAAAGCGAATATACTCATTCAAGAGGTTATGTCTATGGTGCAAACTCCCCAAGCAGGGAATCAGCCAGGGATATCTGGTGTTCCGAGAGCAATGCCACCCTCATCAACTAATGGAGCTATGAGAAACACGAAAGTGCCTGCCAATGTGCGTGAAGAGGTTAGAGCGAGAGGTTAAGTATGCCTGATTATCGCGACTTTATAAAACTTCATAATGAAGCCACAAAGGGAGCATCAAGTGAGGAGAGGGCTAATCTTGAAAGAAAGGGATGGTATTATGAGCCATCTTTTGGTTATAGCGGGGCGCCGTCTACTCAGGAAGAGGAGCATTGGATACTGGATTTCGTTCAGCAAAATATGAGAGCACCGACTGCACAAGAGGCTCAACAGTGGAGAAGCGGAGAAGATACAGGTGAGTTCCATTATAGCCCTGAATCAACAATGGGTAAAATGGGATGGGGTGGCCTAACTTTTCAAGATTATCGTCCTTACCAAAACATTACAGCTTACGGGCCGGGACAAGGTGGTTTAGTACCTGAAGAGGCCTTACTTATCACAGATGAAGAGGGGAATCCTATTTTTCGCACTAACAATCCTGAATTATCTCAACCCTATGTCAACGCAGGACATTATTACGGAAACCCAAGTTCTGGATTAACAGGGGGGTTTCCTGCAAGCGATGAGCTTTTGGCCGAGTATTATCCAGAGAGAGAGAAGTTAGAAGTTCCGCAATGGACAGAGCCTAAGTTTGAAGATATGCAGCCTTCTTATCAACTTTATCAGGCTCAACTCTCTGATTATCTAAGAGATGCGGTTAAGAAAGACTACATGGATATTGAGGAAGCCCGGACTGACTATGAAACTTCAATGGCTAAATTGGAGAAACTTTATCAAACTACCCAGATGTCGGGCGAAGTCTACGAGCAAAGTAAAACCCGCCTTATAGATAGAATTACTGAAATATTATCACCGCTTATGACATCAGTCAAGGCAGAATCTATCTTAAATCAGGCAAACGAGATGGTAGGTCTAGGGATGGTTTTTACGGAACTCCCCCTTTTTAACGAAGTGCAAGGCTATACAGGCAATGAGTCGTTAAAAGTGTTTCAAGATTATATCAACCAGAGGAAGACAGAATTTCAGGGTTTGGAACAGGGCTATTCTAAAAAACTTGAGGATTATGAGAAAAGAAATATACAACACACCGGAGAAGTCGCAGCTACTCAAGGTGAATTCAAGGAGATAACAGGTAAAATCAGAGCGGAGTTCATTGATTATATAAAAGGATTTTCCGAGCCGGTCACGAGGTGGCTTAGGGATAACGAATATTACCTTTACTATCAATGGATGGACGAAGGTGGCGATAAAGAATTCATGCAATGGCTGAGGGAGTATTTAGGAAAATGAGGTGAGTTCAAGAGTGCTGCGGGCCAAGAATATATGTGTTTATACTGTGGGTGGAGAGGCCAGCCTATTCATTACATTAGTGATTATGTTGATGCTGTCAGATATACTTATTGCCACCCATACTATTGGGAGACTCTCGCGGCTGAAAGCTAATCTATCTCGTCTTAAAAATGGAGGATAATATGTCGAATAACCCTGTAGGAACAACGTTAGCAGATATGCAGGCAGGGATGGGGGCTTGGAAAAGCGGAGGTATAGAAATCTTAATGGCAAGGGAGGCGGAAGAGAGAAGGAAGCAAGCGATGATTTCCGACTGGCTTAACTCCGACCCTAACCTTGCATATCAAGCACGTCTTGGTCAGTTAAGACCCGGATTAAGTGACTTCTTCGGCTCTCAGCTTGGCACATATTATAACCGCTATCAAGGGGAACTGGCTAATGAAGCTAGAGTTTCCAGTGAACTGCCAACGAGGACTTTCTCCTCATTTCTAAATCCAATAAATTTCGAGCAGGAATATGCGGGGCTTTCTCCCTATCGTAGAGGGTTCAATTTATCAAGGTCAGCCCCTTCAGCTAGATGGTTAAACTGGTGATAATATTATGACTTACTTTGACTCATTTCTTCAAAAGAATAAAGAGGAAAGCATGGATTTGGAGCGCATACTCAAGAGAAACCCATGGCTACTCCAAAATACACCGCCCGTTGAAACGGGGGTGAGTGCAGACGTGACCGCTCCATACACCCCCGAACTGGCAGAGAGAGCGGAAACTTCTATGCTTCAAGAAAGAGAAGCCTCTGAAATATCCATGTTGAGAGATAGACTTACCTCCGATGAGGGCATGGATATAGAGGAATTCAGAGGGTTGGGTCTGGATGAAGAGTTATTGAGAGAAAAGGGTGTACTCAAAGGCAATGAAGTAATAGACCTCATTCAAGGTAAAAGGGCTGCCCCCGAATATGCTCCCGATGTTGAAATACCCCTTCATGGCTTCTCGGTAACTACTCCAGGAGAGAAAATATCTGAAGGCGAGATAGAATGGGGCAGAGTTGGTATAAGAAAACCCTCCAGGGCAATGACACCCATAGAGACAATGATTTCCAGTATGCCTGAAGGAATACACAAAGACATAATCTCGACTGTCAATGCGCCTCTATTCAATATAGCAGGAGTAGATGTCTCTGCACCTGATATTGCTGGTATAGCCTTGATAACCTACGGTGGATATCAAGCTGCAAAGATAGGTTGGGATGCTTTCTTAAAACTTTCAGTCGGTAGAAATCTCGATAGTTGGTCGAAGAGCGCAGGCATAGAATTACCCAAAGACACTAAGTCCAATATGGTGACCTATCTTTACGCCAGATTACCGAAGAAGTGGCTCAGTCAGCAGGCGATTAAAACCCTATTCAGACCCACTAAGGTCGGAGTCCAGTTCAAGGATGCAAATGTAGTCAGGGAGGTAAATGAAGAAGTTACCGCGCTGGTAAAACAATATGCCCCTCAAATAACGAAGTTCACAGCTACGAATGTAGGAATACCAGGCCAGACCATAACACAAGCTGAAATCATAAAAGGTATGCAGGGTATAGTCCCTGAGACAGCCGAAGCAATAGGCAAAGGCAGGATGGAACTTGCTAAAGAACCCTGGCAGATGACGCAGGCTGAATACATCAAAAAGAATATGGCTGAAAGACTACCGCCCTCAAAAAAAACTAGTGCTTTGACTTTAGGCGCACGTGCAGACCAAGAGGGGATAATGTGGTTTAGATTGGCGCATCAACATGCCGTAGGGAAAGCTCTCTCCGAAGGAAAGCCAGTACCGCCTGAAGTCTTGAAGTATTACCCTGAGTTGGCAAAAGCGGGAGAAGTAGAGAAGCCTAAGATTGACGAACTGGAAATAATGGCTAATCAAGTAGGGCAGGCAGCAGCAGAGAAAAAGATAGGCACAACCCCTTATGAGGAAGGCGGGCGGGCTGTAACACCCGCTAAAGAGGCAGAGAGAGTACCTGCACCTGTTACCCCAGAGGTTACAAAAGCTCCGCCGAAGGTAAAGGATATTCAGGAAAAAGGTAGAGTCGCTCCGAATACTGTTAAAACACCGATTGAAAGGCGTAATGAGGTGCAGGTACTCATTAAGAAACCCGCAAAAGAATTACCTAAAGGTACTACCAAAGTTGAACTACGACAGGAATTGGCAAAGCTCAATAAAGAAATACTACCTCAAGAAAAGGCTCTCCGCCAGCAGATAATGGGGATATTGAATACTAGAGGTATCCCTGCTTCTCAATATAGAACATTATTTAGAGAAAAGGGTGGGAATAGTTACCTCACCAATATAAATTACGAAGGTCTTGATAAGATACTCGCCAGAGTAAAGACAGTCAGGCCGAAATCTATTAGAGGCAAACACGTAGTGACAGAAGGCACGGAAAAGGCAATCCAGTCACTTAAAAATGAACTAGTATCTCAGGGTAAGTTTTCCGAAGATGCTTATCAGAGATTGATGGATATCAATAAGTTAAAAACAGATAAATATGAATACTCTCAAAGGTTTATTACCGAGAGCGAAGGTAAGGAATTAATCAGGGCAATGAACCGTGAGGCCGAAGTCGGTTTAATAGAACACGATACAAGAGTCGCCGAAGCCTTGAAAGATAAACCTGAATTATCCAGCGTCATTGATGGTATTAAGGGCAGAATAACCAAATCACTCCCGCCTAAAGACGTTGGAGTAAGCCCTCTTTATGACATGCCGATTTATATGCAACGCCTTCAGGAACGCACTGAAAGCCGTATCTACGATGTTTATAAAATGGCGAAGGATATTACAGATGAATCTGACCGCAAATCCGAATTGATGGACGAAGTGCTGGAAAAGATTACTCCTAAGTTTAAGACCATTGCGAAGGACAAAAAAGCCCTTGAAAGGATTAACCAGTACATAGCCTCACAAAATAAGATGGGGCCGGAAATGCCTGAAGATATTACCGATGTAGAAATATTGATAGCCGACCAGATATCTAAAGACCTTTTCAGTTATGAAAACGATGTACGATTTTTCCGGTTTACCAAGTCATATTATAAACGAAACGGCAATGTCGATTTGATACAAGATGATATCCCCAATGCGCCAAGAGAGGATATTAAAGAATCTATCAAATTCTACGAAACGAAAGGTGCCGGAGGTTTAAGGGAATATCTCGATACTAAAGACTGGGGTGTTATCAAGAGTGGCTACGAACCCCACATCGCTATAAATCCAAAAATACAAGCACACAGGATTAAGGCAACCGTAATGGGTTCAGGCCGACTAAAGAGTCGAGAAGGTGTCGATTTCGCTCCTCACGAAAAGAATATACTTCAGCGTAGAGCTGCATATATCCGACAGATGGAAAACCTGAAATTAGAACCATATTTTAGGGAGATTGACAGGATATTTCAGAACGATGTCGCTACAAAATTAAAGAACACTTCAGGTACGGCTCATAATATAGAAATGTGGATGCAGGAAGCGAAGGGCTATTATCCTCAAGAGATATTTGCGGTAATTGCCATGAGGATGGCCGGTTTCTCGTTCAGCACACTAGCTCTTTCACCGCACATGTTTATCAGAAACCTCTTCCAAAACCCTGCACTACACCCGGATGTCGGAGTGTTCTTCGACCCGCGAAACAGGATTCTTGCTCCACAGGAGCAAGAATACGTCAAAACTTATGTCAGCCAGTTCAAGGCCGTTATGAAAGAGTGGCTGATGCAGGAAGGGATGGGTAATACAGCTATTGAGCGAGCTCTGAAAAAGATATCATATTATGGAAAATCAGACCAGATTAACAGGGATATCCTAGCTGTCTTCGCAAGTCTTAATAAAGCTGAGAGAGCATTATTCCAATATCAGAAGGACGGGAATGTAAAGAAATTCATAGACGCCTCCGGCATGAACGATATGTCGCATACGGAGCAGGTAAGAGTATTGGAATTGTTAGCTCAGGATAAAGTCGGTTATGGTCTAGAGAGTATCGAATCGGTGACTGGCGGGGAAGCCGCCGTAAGAGAAATTGCCAATTTTGTAACGACTAGGACGCATTTTAGATATAAAAGGCGTGACCGTGCCCCTTTAGAAATGGGGATTTCAGGAAGGATACTCGGTAATCTGGCGACATTCCCTCGAAGCGTTGCCCAGAAAATGTACCTCCACTTTGAGAAATTAAGGCCGGGTTCCAATACTTCCCCATCCATGAAACGCAGGGCGTTAAAGAGCCTAATAGCTGCCGCTGTTGGCATGTACCTAGCTGGAGAAACATACCGCAAAGTTACAGGGAAAAAGAGAAATCCCTACGACCTTTTCTCAATGTTAATGGGTTGGAGTCCTGGTGGTCTGGCCACAGGTTCGATAGAAGCAGCAACAGCCGTAATGAATGATATAAACGGCATAATGCACGGCGAAGAGTGGGCGATGGACAACCTTGTAAAAGACGTTCCAAGAGCTGCCGATATGTTTATACTATTCTACGGCAGAGTTATGGATATTCTCGAAGTTGCCACAGAGCAACAGTACCTTGACAGGAAGATACTCAGGCAGGTTAAAGAGATATTTGATAAGACATACGAACTCAACTCTGAGTTTTACGAAAAGGAACGCAACTGGTACGAGGCAATCCAACACGCTCTATTCGCGGGTGAAGCATCCGACCCTACCATTAATGAAGTCGCTTTAGAGTCTGTAAACGAAGCTATTGCACAGCTTGGCGGAGAAGATACCTTAACTAAAGAAAAGGCTTTGGCAAACGCTAGTATTGATAAGCGTCTTGAACTTGAGGATAAAGATTGGAATTATACAATGTCCGACCTCGGTGCTGACATTGGGAGTGCAACCTATAAATTAGAGCCTGATATGAGAACAACAGACGAGGGTTTCAATAAACTCGTTGAATATTATTGGTCGTACAAAGAGCAGAGAGATTACTATTATGACGAATTAACATCGGCACAACAGAAAGAATACAAAGATTCTCACCCTGAGTTCGTGGCCGACATGGTGATTTGGGGAACTTGGTCAACTATTTATGATGATGAAACTGAAGCTAGAATACGTCAATTAATGGAAGAATATGAAATACCTCCGAGTTCCATACCAGCACTTAAAAGAGGAAAAGAAGAAGGGAATAGAACAACCAAGCCTTCCTACCCCACGTCTTTTGAGGATATTCTCACTGGAGGGCAGGGGGATAAGGGCGGAATGCCATCATTTGAAGAATTACTCTCAGGTATTAAATAGAAGATTAAATAAAGAGGAGGAACAATAAATCATGGAAACCGAGGAACAGACTGGCGTTGTGGAGGAGACAGCTTTGGAAGATGAGAATACACCCGAACCAGAGAACGCTTCAACCGATGCGGAGGAGAATGTTTCAGAGGAAACAGAATCCGAGGAGACTAAAGGCGAAGAGGATGCAAAGCCGGAAATCAAGTATTCCGAGGATGACTTAATAAGTGCCAGGGATGATGAGAGGAAAAAATCACAGTCCAATAAGGACAAGGAATTAAAGCCTCTATATGATGAACTGGAAACAGTCAGGAAGGAAAACGCCGAACTCAACAACAAACTTGATGTAAAAGCTAACGAAGTCCTTTTTGCTGACGAGACCGATTCACACGGTGAAGAGAGAGCCATTAGTGCCAAAGAAGCCCGTGAAAGGATACTGAAAAGGCATCAGGAGCTAACAGGTCTCATAAATAAACACTCTTTCTTACAACTCTACAATGATAAGGAAGGCAAGGTTTCATCCAGATATGAGAACGGGTTAGCTGAGAGGGAACGGAGTCTAAAGGCACGGGATTATGGCTACAAATACTTTCCCAACGGGGATGCAAAAACTTCAAAGGTTCGAGAGGACTATATCAAGGAATTGGTAGAGTCCGATTCTTCGAGTCCGAAGGAGTTGGATTCTCTCGCAAAGGTGATGAGTATGGAAATTCAATCGAAGTCTCCCAACAAGCACAAGCCCGCCGATGCTAAGAGCAAGACGGCGGGGAGTATAAACCTTGAAGACCTTGATGCTCACGAACTACTTATCATGGGAGAAAGAAGAAAAAAGAAATAAGGAGGTAGTCACAATGACTACATTGGCAGAATATAAATATCTCGGACAAGACCAAGAGACACGGATGGGCATAGGTAAAACCTTGGTAAAAGTATCACCGTGGTTCAAGGATTTGCCCTTTGTGGAACTGACAGACAACAACATCTCCAGATACAAAATGGAGACTTCAGATGGGGGCGCAAGTGTGCATGATGTTGACGATACCTGGAGTACCATCAACCCCACGTGGGAATACAGGGAAGCGCAGTTAGCAATTCTCGGCGATAATATTGATGTAGACAACTTCGGCGAGTTTGCTTCTGGACCCGAGAGTGCGATGGTTGCGGCAATAGAGCTAAAAACAAAGGGAGTCAGCCAGACCTTTGACAAACTAGCTATCTACGGGAGAACTACATCTGTAGGTTCACTTTCCAGTAGCAAGAACTTCAAGGGGCTACTTAGACTAATAGCAGAGGCAGAGACGAGCACTACCACAGACCTTGATGGTTGGCTCTTTTCTGGAGATAACAGCAATGCACATAACCCACAGGTGCTCATGGCCGCATCTGACGCATCGGCAGCCCTAACCCTGGCGATGCTTCATGCCTTGAGGGATGCAGTGAGGCCAAGTCCAACACATTTCGTTATGAGTCGGTTGATGAGGCAGAAAGTGCAGACACTTGCTGAGGCATCCGGTCAGAACCTGAATGTTAGCAATGAACTCGGCAACATAGTGATCAGATTTGGGGAACAGAAACTCCTCATTGACGACCAGATAAAGAACAACATGGACGACTCGGCTAATACTATGGTTACTGCAATCGCAGACTACGACTACGACCAAGCTTATGATGCGGGGACTATCGACACCTCACCGATATTCGCCGTCAGGTTTGGTGAAGATGGCCTGTGCGGTATGAACGGTGTCGGTATGATTCAGGTAGATGACCTCGGCATACTGGAAGGCAAGGATGCCAAAGGAAAGCGCATCAAATTCTACTGTGGTATGAGGCTGACCAATAAGACGGCTGCCGCAGTCCTGATGAACGCTGCCTAGACTAACGAAAAGTAAATAAGGAGGATAATCTAATGGTAGACGGAAATGTTCAATATAGGCATCAAGTATTCAATGATAGCGGTTTCGTTCTGATGTATCCTAATATCGGAGACCAGGGTGAACTGCTACAGCATTACCCGCCTGATCCCTTTTCTATAAGTTCTGAGCAGAGATTCCCACTGGGTACTAAACTGATTCAGGGGGAAAGGGTATGGCGGTATGCTCTTAATGGGGCGGTAGCCCTGGTTCCCGGTTACACCTGCCAGACTGCCGCCTCTGCTGGGTCAGAGCACGATATGGACATGGTGACTGCGGCGGCGGATGTAGGAGACTACGATATAACAATAACCCCCACTTCCTCAGTGAGCATGACCAAAGATCAGTACAAGGAAGGGTATCTCTTCACCAATGATTTAGCCGGTGAAGGCCAGTGCCTAAAAATCAAGTCTCACCCGGCCATCACCCATAACGAAACAGGGGTTATCACGTGTTACGACCCGGTGACTCTGGCACTTACTGCATCTACACTCACTGGTGTCAGGCGCAATCCCTATAGCGGTGTGGTAATCACTCCAGACACTACCCTGACAGGCATGATTGTCGGAGCATGCGATATACCGGTTACAATTGCCTACTACTTCTGGATGCAGACGGGAGGCGACATTGCCATTCACGGCATTGGTACACTGGTACTTGGCGATGCTGTTTCTGGTATTACTTCATCTGGTACGGTTGACGGCTGCGTTGGCCCCGTAGAAGCATATACGCATCCGGTTATCGGCTTCTGCCGGAACGTCGGCGTAACAACTGATAAGTCACTGATATTCCTGACCCTAGACAGGTAAAAGTAATGGAGAGGGGGGCTAAAAACCCCCCTCTCTCACGGAGGTAGGATGTACCAAAAGATATGCGAAGATTTGAATTTAGACGCCTATCCCTATTCGCTCAAGGACAAAGTGCTTAACAGTCTGTGGTTCAACCATGTGGTAGATGTGGTTAAAGCCCCTTTGATGAAGGCTATCATCCTGGCTGCAAAGTTGCTTCCCGCTAAACCGACTAAACAGAACTGCCACCAGCACAATACACGAGTCCTTGACGGCATATTTGAAAGATTCCTCGAAGGGTTGATTAACCCCCGGCTCCATGAGTTATATGAGGCAAGCAGGGATATAATATTATTTGAAATGGAGCATGACGTTGTTGAGATGTTCGTGCTCAACTACTTCGCTGAAGAAATAGCGAAGGAAATAGCGAAAGGTAACTGGCAACTCAATGATGGCGGATGCCCTCAAAAAGGTATCTGGGAGGAGAAATAATGGCGACATTGATACCGAACATAACAATTTCAGAGTTTAAGAAACTCAAAGCCAGCCAGCTCAAAGAACTAAAGTCCTGTGAGGTTTATTCAGATGGCGAATATCTGTTTACGTTCACCAATTCGCAGACTGATTACGTCAGGACTCAGGCGGAGTATATGGCTATGAGGGGTAATACAATCGGTGGAAAAACCATTGAGGAGATTTTAGAGGATGCCACTGTACGAGTATAAATGCCCATTGGGGCATATCACAGCAAAGTTCAAAGCAATGAATGACTATAATAAACCCGTTAAATGCGATTGTGGCTTAACAGCCGAGAGGATATTATCCCCGTGCAACGCCACTTTCGGCTGGCGATTAACGGAGAGTTCTCATATAAAAGGAAATCCCGACCAATTAGAAAGAGCAATATAAGGAGGATAACATGACAGCATACAATACAGAGCTTATCAACCAATACGGGCAAATAATACGGCCGATTTTATTTAACACGGCAAAGGATGGTAGCGGTACATGGCTCTTTCCATTGCTTGATTCTGAGGGGCATTTGCAGGTAGATGTTCTATCCCTCATAGTTGGGAACTCTCTTGAGGTAAGAGTAGCCAAAGCCATTGACGCATCGATAGGGGCTTACGGATTTAACGATGTCGTGAACGATGACGACTGTTCTACTACGGCTACTTGCTGGACGTTTCCAGGTATGGCAAGTGCAGTCGGCGGATATGGTGTGATTAAATCCGCCACTATATTCAGTGAGACAGAGAATATTGAACCGCGATTAACCCTGTTTCTTTTCAATGCAACGCCGACAGGTCAACTCACGGACAACTCCGCAAACACCAATCCGCTTCCAGCAGACCGTATTAAATATGTAGGCAAGATAGAATTCCCTGCCCTGAACGCAAGGTCTGCTTCATGTGCTTCGGAAGCATCTGCGACTCCCTCAACAGTGGGTGGCTTGCCTTTATGGTATAAATGCGCCGCTGCTGCCACTGCCCTTTATGGAGTTCTGGTAACGGAAGATATATTCACTCAGTCAGTTACCGATGATATCGAAATCGCACTACAGATAGAACACCTTTAATGTATCTCAAGCATCAGATGAAGGCATCCCTTGAATACTTTGTGGATAAAGTAGATAAGCCACTTGTAAAGGCTATTGTTTTACTTGCCAGGCGCTATCCAGAACCTACTCACGAGAATGTTCTACACCCGAACTCGCATATTCTATTAGATGTAAGGGATGAGTTTCGCAAAAGCTGGGCTTTCGGACTAAGGGGGCTATTATTCGAGGCTCTCTTTAAATTATTGATAGTGAAATATGAGCAAAGCCCCCAATACCGTAACATACTTGATTGGATTCTAAAGGAGCTTTTTGAAAGTAATTGGAAACCCTTTAATCCTAACAGACAGATGATTTGCTGGAAAGGAGAGCGATGAGAGATTACCCTAAAAGCCTCTGGAGTTACAATCCCATTCCTAATGGTTGTGTTCTAAATCTCCCTTTGTGGGGGTTAAGAGGCTCTACGTTCAAGTCCATTGACCGTTACGGCCACTTGTGTACGGTTTCTGGGGCTGTATGGGTTTCGAAGGGCAGGTATTTTGACGGCACGGACGACTATCTAAAAAACACCACCGCTGATTGGAGACTTAATGATACTGCGGGTACGATTATTATCTGGTTCAAGTGCGGGACTACGGGTGCAAACCAGGCATTTTTCGGCTCGGCTGATGAAGGAACGAGTGCCTATTATATCTGGTTCGGTATAAGGAGTACGAACAAATTAGTTGTTTATCAGTATAAGTATGATACCGGCGATGATATAAGGGGAGGCACTACAGTAACCGATGATGCCTGGCATATGGCCTCCATCGTTAGTTCGGGAACAGCGTACACGATTTATCTTGATGTTACCGCAGAGAGCTTAACGGTTTCAGATGGAGCTAATAATGGAGATTGGTTCTTTGACACGACCAATAGGGATAACTTTTCGGTAGGGAATGTAATCAGGAGCGATAATGTCCACCATTATAAAGGGTATATCGGTGATGTAATCCTTTATGATAGGGCTTTAACTACCTACGAAATCAGCCACATATATCGCGCGACAAAGGGGAGATATTTATAATGGAAGCTATTGAACAAGGCGAAAGGTGTAATTGTGGTGGTGAAGTGGATAGACTCTACCTGATTAAAAAGAATATATGGCAAGGCAGGTGTTTCCGGTGCGGGAAACCCTATACCGTATTATCCAAAGAGGAGTAATGTAAATTATGACAGCAGGAATACAAGCCCAAAATCGTCAAGAAATAAGGCATCCCATTGGATATAACCTGAATGATGTTATCGTTGGTACAGTGACCGCCATACCGGGTGGTGGTGCAGACACATCTTCACTTATCGATACCGTAAGACTACAGGGCGGGGATGATGAACACAACGGTAAGCAGGTGATGATTTATGATGCTTATGGCTCTATTGTGGATGGTGAGGAATCACGTGTTTCTGATTATACGGGTTCTACATCAGATGCCACCTGTTCCCCGGTCTTTACGGATGACATCGTAGTTGGGGATAAGTACGAGATGTGGAGAGTCTTTACCATCGAGGAGATAAACGATGCTATAAATCAGGCTATTATCAAGGGCTCTCGATATGCGCTGCAAATGAAGAAAACCTTCGACACTTTTACTGAAAGAATTAAATATGAATACAACTGCCTTTCAGGTTTTACAGGTATCTCAAGAGTTGAATATGTCAAGAGCATCGGCGAGAGTGTCGTAGTTGATAGATGCGAGTTAGCTTGGACTGGTGGTACGAATGTCACAGCTACCCTCGACGAGACTATTGAAAAAGAAGGGAACGGATGCGCTAAACTCGCGGTAGCTGCCGGTGTTGCTGCCGGTGCGACTTTAGGTTACTATGCTATATCCTCAATAGACATCTCTAAGTGCGATACTTTAGAACTTTGGATTTACAGTTCAATCGCAATTACAGCCGGACAACTTCAAATCATGCTGGACGATACGGCAGCCTGCGTCTCTGCGTTGGAAACGATTGACTTACCTGCCTTGACCGCAGCCACATGGACTAGATGTGTTGTTTCTTTAGCAAATCCTCATTCGGATACCGCGATAATCAGCGTAGGGCTTCGCCAGAAGGCAACAATTGATATAGGACCTTGCACAATCTATCTTGACTATATATTGGCATTGAAATCTTCCAGCCGTGCCTACGCAGACCTGGCGAATGAATACTGGGAGTTAGTGAACGGCTCAACCAATTATCTCAAGATATCCAAAACAGGGCTTTCGGTTATGGGAGAGAACACACTTTTGAGACTTACGGGTTACGACCCGCCGGGCATGCTATCTGACGATACAACGGATTGCGAGGTAGACCCCGCCTACATTATATCTCAGGTAACAGGTTCACTCTTAATAAACCATGCCAAGTCAAGAAACTTAGATATTGATAATAGAGAAGACAAGGCTAAATACTGGCTCGGACAAGCTGAGTTAGGCTTGAGAAGTATGATTACGAATTATCCTAGAGGGGTAAGGTGGCTCTAAATGGCAAAGAGTATTACTAAGGACCCTAATAAAATCGCCTTAAACGACCAGTATTACACCCTCAAATCACCTTTGAGAGCGCAATATGTCTCCCGTATGCCTGGAAAAGTGAATATCGGCCCCGACAGTTACGATAGAGAGCAGATGTTAAGCAACTGGAATATCAAGGATTTAAGGGCTGGCCTGGGGCGGGAGGAAATGGATGAGAAGGTAGACTTCGACCGATACTGGTGGGGAAACCTCATCTGTGATTTTGAAGGGCATATATTACTACCAAGACTGGCTACGGAGATTTCTACTTTTAACGCCCTTGATGTAACACCAACGTGGACTGACCCTACAGGCAGTATTGGAACTGATTGGTCTGGTAGACCCGCTGCTTATAACAACAATACGACAGATTATTCTTATATTACCGTTGGTATATCTTCATGGTCTGCATATTACATATTTACTGTCCCTGCTAAGTTATATGGGCAGTTCAGAATCTACCCCGATAGAACGAATGTAGCTATTACCACGATGTCTATTGACGCATGGGATGGATATGAATGGATTTCTATTTATAGTGCCACACCGACTTATGGTGGATGGGTAACTATTGACCACACAGACCGTTTTTACTCTCAAGCAAGAGTGAGATTTTATAATAGCAGTGGAGCGACTGCTTATACTGCCAGAATACATGATGCAGACGCAGAAACTTGTGATTCATCAGCAGTTAGCGGGAATATAAGCCACTTTGCTAATTTTAATGGGGAACAATATGTTGCAATCGGGAATTACCTTCTTAAACTGGATGCAGGAAGGGCGAGTTACACTTGTGTTGAGTATCTTCCCACAACGATAACCGCTTTAATTCCATCTTTATCCTCTAAATTATATATATTCATGGGGGACAACCACTGTTACTGCACCTTAAATACTTCTGATTTTCTTGAACAGAATATTACAGCCGATGCCTATTGGGGATTCCAATATGATAACAAGCTTTTTAAGGTAAACTCTTCTGGGGCTTGTGCCTATTCATCAGACCCCGCCTCCTCAAGTCCAACATGGACTTCCATAGGTTCTATCACAGATATAGCCTCTCAAATAGCCCGATTCTTTGTCGGTAAGGATGCTTCGGGTGAAGAAGTTGTTTGCTGTGCTACGAAGTCATGGTTTAAAGTTCTCGCTATAGGTTCTACGTTTGCCAATTCAGTATGGGTAAATACTGCGGTAAAACTCCCCGACCACCCTAACGGCGGTAAGGGTGCTTGCTACTGGCATGGTGCGCATTATATCTCTTATGGATTGGGCGTTAAGAAGTACGTTAGCGGTTCGACAGCCACGATTACAGAGGTCGGGCTGAATAAGGATGATGGTCTCCCCGTAGAGTTCAACGGAGAAATAGTAAAGTTCGGGGAAGACTCTGCAATGGATGTCTTATTCGCCCTTGTAGATGCCTCTCAAACATCCGGTAATTCAAAATCCGGTCTTTATGCTTATACAGGCATGGGCTGGCGTTGCTGGTGGTATGACTCTGCGAATAATGGGGCGATGTACGATGTTATGGTTTCTTCCGCAGAAAGCGAATACGCTGTCTACTGGGTTTGTGGAGGGTCTGTCTTTTATATAGATATTCACAGGGGTATCTCCAATCCCAAACAGTTAGCGGGAACTCAAAAGTATGAATCAGCGGGTATCTTGATAAGCCCGATATTTGACGCAGATGCTGCTGCAATGAAGAAGTTAATAAAGAGAGTTAGAGACTACGCCAAATCCGTGACTACCACTGAAACCATTATCATTTATTATAGAATAGACCGCGCTACGCAAGATGTAGACTTAGACCTTAGCGGGAGTCACTGGACGATTTTAGCAGATTTAGATACTACGGCGGAAGCGGGGGAAGTGACAACGGAGTTCGCCTCCGGTGCCGGCGTTGCGGTAAATGCTATCCAATTTAGAATCGACATGGCCAGGGGCGGTACGAACACACTCTCGCCGGACTTGCAAAGCATGGTAACTTCATACCGTAAATTAACGAAAGGAAATTGGGTATACACAGCGCCCATAGTTATTGACGGATTACATAACCGGACTAAAAAGGAACAACACGAAGACCTTGAGAGTGCGGCCATCAGTGAGACGGACGTAGCTCTAATATATCGTAGTACCGCCAAGTATGTTCAGGTAATGCTCCCTCAAAGTTGGAAGCAGACTGGGACGAATTACGGTGGGGAGTACACACTTAGCTTAATCGAGGCATAAATGGATTTAATGACTACTCCTGAAAGGGCCGTTTATAATGCACTATTGAAGCTACAAATACCCTTTGAATTCCAGTCGAAACTTATGGGTGGGAGAGAAGTTAAGGGCGGAGCGATTGCCGACTTCTATCTGTCTGATTACGGGCTAGTGATTTCTGTCATCGGCGAGTATTTCCATTATGGCAGACCGGATGTAGAGGCCAGGGACATGATGCAGAACATATCCTTATCGACACAGGGAATTAATACGATATATATAGATGCTGAAGATGCACTGAGAGATGCCCGCTATTACGTTGAACAGGCTTTAATAGGAATAGACCACAGTACATACGCTGGGAGATAGGATAATACTATGACTAAATTAGTATTGAGAGTTCCATTAGCATGATAATCAGATTTAACCCCTCTGGGACAGACGTACACAAGAATCATTTAAAGATAAGGCTTGACCTATATCCAGAATATGAGCGAAGTTTGAGTCCAGCGGAAGTAAAACAAATTTATCAAGCAACTAAGTGGGTATATTAAGACATGTCAGAAATTCAATTTGATACAGCAACCTATGATGCCTTTGGAGTCCTGTTGAAAACTGGGGATGATACTCTGATGTACATCTATCGGCAGGGAGTGTTACATCAGGGCGGAGCCTCTACGATAGTCAAGCGGACTTACACAATCTCGACCGAGACTTGGGGTGCTGCTTCTACTGTCTATGAGGATGCCAATACGGTCTTGGGAGTGAGAGGGGTCGGGGGCGGTATCATAGGAACAAAGATACACATCTTCTTCGCTAGAGAGGATACTGCCAGCCCATATAAGAGAAGGGCGATAGTTCACCTTGTTTCTACAGACCTGACTGGCAGTTCATGGTCAATGGGTGCGCTTACCCAAGTTATAAATACTACCCAGACTAGCTATAACTCCTTGAGGAATGGCGGGGATACGAGGGCAGGTCAACGCATAGATGACCTTCCCGCATCTACCATAACATACGCTGCGTTCTATCTGAGAAAATACGGTTCTCCTACAGGGACGGCTACGGTAAATGTTAGGAAGGTAAGTGATGATAGCGTTATAGGCTCGCTCGGAA